TTTGTTTTTGTGTTTACAATGTTGCTCCTTCAATAATATTCCTTTCAAGACTTTGTGCAGTAGTTACATCGTTTGCAACCACAAATGCTTTAACAGGTTTTTGAGATGCTACAACATCTGCAATCTGTTCGATCCCACTCATACCTACTACATTAAACGCAGGGGCTTGTGATTCTGTTGTTGATCCTCCTGTAGATGCTCTGATTGTACTAGGTGAAACTTCTGATGCAACTGATCCTCCTTTCCCAATTGCTGATAATGCTTTTTGAGAAGATGCTATTGTTGCTGCTATTCCTATTGCAGCATTTGCAGTATTAATTGCCACCCAAGGCAACCCTCCAGTAAGTGGAGAGGCTGCAATAGATTTTGCATTTGCTATTTGAGTACTCATTATTATTTGTCCAATACTTGCTGCTGATTCTGCTACAATTATAGCTTTTTGAAGTTTTAAATTTCCTTCAGCCATTCCTTTTAATGCTCCCAATCCATTTTGTAATACACCTACTTTTGCCATTTCTGACTCCATAACACTCATATTAGCAGCTATTTCTGCATCTTTTAATTCATTGGTTAATCCTATTCTTTCTTGATAGTTACCTTCTAGAAATTCATTTAAAGCAATCTCTGCATCAACCCTTGCTTGTGTACCTAAATTAGCCTCATTAACTACTGCTTGTAATCTTTCTTCTTCACTTGCTCTTTCTTCTGCATTTATTTCTTGTAATTTTAAAAGTCTAAGTTCATCATTCTCTATTTGTTCAGCATCAATTTTTTTCCTTTCAAAAGATAAAGCAGATTCTGCTTCCAGTTTAGAATTAGTTAATTCTATTTTTTCTCTATCAAGTGCAAGATCATTTGCTTTTTGTTCTGATCTAAAACCTTCAACAGTAGCCTCTACTGCCATCACTTCATTTTTTGCTTGTATTAGTGCAACTTCATTTTCTGTTGATTTATTTTTTTCAAAAGCCACCTGTGCTGCTTTTAATGAAATGTTTGCATTTTCAAGCATCACCTTATTCTGTTCTTCTAATAATCTGCCTAGTTCTTCATTGGCTTTTATTCTATCTTCTATTGAATTTCTTTCTTCATCTCTAATCTGTCTTTGTTGCTCTGCTTGTCTGTCATACTTTTCAAGCAATCCTGCATTTGTAGCTTCTGCAACTTCTGCTGACTTAGAAAGTTGTACATTTGCAACTGCTGCCTCTTTTATGTCAACAGTATATTTAGCAATGTCACTACCTGCTTCAACAAAACCATCTCCTGTTTCTAAAATAGCATCACCTAAACCACTAAATCCTTCTTGTACAGAATCTAATGCACCACTAAAATCACCACCGAATATCTTACTAAATGCATCACCAAATTTTTCAAATGCTTGTGTTGCAGTTTGAATAGGTTTACCGAAATACTTATCGAATGCATCTCCTAATTTCTTAACAGAATCTAACCCTCCTGTAATAAATCCAAAAACATCATTAAAAACTAAAGCCAATCCTTCAAATGCACTACTAACTGAATCAGCAATGACTTGATTTTGCATGAATAGTTCTTTCATTGACTCTAAAGCAATTAAAAACAATCCTACCCCTGCTGCCTTAATAGCATTACCTATTCCTCTAACACCTTCACCTGTGGATTTAGATGTTTCTTTAATGTCATCTAAACCTTCTTTGATTTGTTTATTGCCTTGATCAACCGATTTGGTTAAATCTTTGATTCCATCGGTTAGATTGTCAACATTCTTTTCCGCTTTTTTACTGTCAACTTCTAAACCTACTGTTATTTTTTCTGCCATCTTACTTCGTTTTTAAATCCTTTCCAAGCACCTTTAAATGTTTTAGGAAATAGATATTTGCCTTGTGCTATTCTAATGTTTTCTGTTTCACCATCTGCTATTTCTAGCATTTTTAAAATCATTTTTATCATACTATATTGATTAATTCAATATTGCTTTTACCATTTGTTAAATCTGTTTGTATTGAATTGATTCTATAATTTTCATAATTAATTTCTATAGTGTCATTTAATTTTAAATTATAAATCATGTTTAAAGGTAGATATGCGGTCACTCTAATAAGCCTTCTCTTTGTATTAAATATTTCAGCAATATAATTTTTATAATATGTTGCAAACAAAGTACCAGTAAACCCTGTTGTTAAAGTGTATTCATTAATTTCATCATAAAAATTAATGTTTGATGTGTCAGTAGATGAAGAAAGTGAGACACTATTTGAAGGTATTATAAAAGTATCTAATGATGTGTTATTTGTTGAACTTGTTCTATATGATATAGGGGTAGATGATCCCTGTTGCAAAATAGGATAAAAAAGTAAAGGCTTACCAAAATAAGATTGTAAATTTTGATCTACAAAAAACCCATATTGTATTTCTGTATTTGAATCATCTGAAATATTTATCAATCTTTCATTTTGAATATGTTCAAAAGGTAATTTAACTGTATAAACTTCATTGGGTGCATCGTATGTTTGACCATCTAAAGTATATCTTTCAGTTCCCCATCCTTTATTGTTTAACTGATTATACTGTTGTGCCAATAAAGTTCCTAATCCTTCGTATTCAAAATTTACTTGTTTAAAAGGAAGTGCAACATTTACTTGACTAGAATTAACATCTATAAATTCATCTAAAGAATAAGTAGTAGAACCTGTTGTTCCTGCTTCGTTCCACAAACTATCATCATTATTCCATAAAGTATCTGTAGTGTTCCAAGTACTTGCTAATTGATAAAATTCATCTAGTGTTTTTACAATAATTACACCATCTTCAACATAAGCAGTTAGATTAAACATATTAAACAAACCTGTAAGAAAATCAATTACTTTCATTTCGGGTATTTGTTCAACAATATTAAAATCAAATGCAGTTGATGTTATAAACTGAGATGATGTAAAGGTTAAATTCCATGTAGTAGTATTTGACACACCTGCAACTTGCCATTCTACACTATCAAATGTAATTGGATTATTTCCTTTTTGAACAATTGTTACAGTATAAAATGCTGATCCTCCACCTGTCATTAAACCCATGTCTGTTTGGGTAAAAGTTCTATCACCTGCATCAAAAGAAGATTCAAAAAAAACACTTTGATTATTATGAATTATAACTTGATATTGTTCTGATAATGTTGCTGAATTTACATCTAAAACAAGGTTGTTATGAGTAGTTGCATCATCATACAAAGCCAACATTGATGTGGTTAGCATTCTGGCATAAGTTCCTGCACCTGTTGACCAAGTATTAACTAAACTGTTATATTGTGTCACTTGTGTGGGTGCATCTACACTTCCTTTTTTTCTGTGTAACCACATAAACAAATTATAATAATTTGCATTTGATGTGTTAAAAAAATCATCAGAAAAAACAATATTAGAAGAAAATAAATTTGCAGTTGTGTAATAACTTTGAATTGCTTGAATAATAGTATCTACTCTAATTGCATATTTTAAATCACTATATAAAAGTCCTCTTTTTGGGTAATTTGTAGTGGTATTATAAGCTAAATTTTTCCCTTCAGTATCAGTTGAACCACTTTCATAAGTTAACCTTGATGTATGTGTAATTAGTGGTGCAATAATTTTTGTGCTTGTATTTGTGGGATCAGCTTGTAATTTTGCTTGTACAGTAGAAGAATCATAAAGTAAATTTTCACTAGCTAAAGGGGCTAAATTTGATAACATGTCATCACCTAAAATATCCTTTAAATTAACAGTCTCACCATAAAAAGTAATCTTGTATGTGTGTGCTATATTGTTTTTTAAATCGACTCCATTTAAAGCTATGAATCCACTTTTCCAAGTAAGATAATTTAATTCAATTGATGCTGAAACTTTTTGTCTTGCATCAAAACCCCCTACAATATTATAATTGTAATAATGTTTAAATATTTTGTTATTATTTGGGGATGCAGGTACAGAAAAAGTCTGTGTAAACTCTGTGAAAATCTTTGCAATATCTCTGATATTTTGTATGCTCTGATTTATAGATAAAGTTTCATCTTTAAAAAGTTCTAATCTTTCACTTCCTATATATACCTGTACCTTTTGCATTTATCTTACGTTATTTATGTAACTAAATGCCATTTCAAATTCCATCACATAATCAATCAAGCGATCATTTAAGCTAGTTTTATATGTAAATGTTGAACTTTTAACAATTACAGGAACTACCTGTTCTGAAGATGGATTAAAAGGATCGGGTTGTGTCAACCATATATTATTACTTAATAACAATTCTTCAAAAAAAGGATTAGCACCTTCGGGATAATATCCACTACTTAAAACAATTCTTTGATTGGCAGTTTTATTAAATACATTTTTAGTTGGGGCATTTACTGAATAGGTAGCTGATCCACTAGAAATATCAATAGTATTTGCATTGTAAGTTTCTTTTGTGGATTCTGTGGTTTTTACACTTTTTAGAGAAAACCATAAATCTTGCATTGCACCAAATTTATTTACAAATGTTATCTTATGCCCATTTCCGTATTTTGTACAGTCTATTCTAACAATAGTCAAATCAGTTGTTCCCGATAATGACAACGAAGTATAAGCGGGATTTGAAGGATCAGCACTAAATCCAGCTTGAGTAGGTGTGCCACTTGGAGATATTTGCGAAACCCAACCTGCAGTATTCTCGGGATAATAAACGTAATACCCATTTTTAATTACATCTTTAGATATTAACCAAATAGAATTGGCTGCTAGTGTTGGATTTATTCCTTCCATAAAAGTTCCATATCCATCAAATGCAGTATGAGTAATGGCAGTGGGTGAACCTTCAGTACCTGTTGCATCTTCTCCTGTGTATTGTTTCACATTAGAATTTTCTGTAGATACTGTTATGGGTTGTGTTTGTCCCCCTGTAAATGCTTGTGCAATATAGTCTCTAATTAATTCAGAAATTTCAAAAGTAACCTTAGTACCACTTGCTGCATTTTTTACAATCGTATATCTTAGAACACTAGAACCACCAATTATTTTTATATATAATTCTAATTTTATACTATTTTGTGATCCACCCATTGTATAGGTTTCATATCTAGGTGACCTTACTAATATATTTGCCATAATTATCTTTTTGTGCCTAACACAATTGCTTTTTCAATATCTAACTTAAATCCTTTTAATAAATCTTGTGGTAGCCTTCTAAATGCTTGGTAGAATGGTTTGGTAAAAAACATAGATGGTTTGATACCTTTGTTGTAAATACTACGAACAATTAAAAACTTCATTGATTCATAAGATAAAAATCTACCTGTTTTTTTACTTTTCCATTGTTTGATGGGTTTTTGTTTAATCCATTTTTCAATGCCTTGTGTTAATCCTCCTTTTTTACCTTTACCACTTCCAAACTTAAAAGGTGATGTTCTATTATTTGTAGATGTGGTTGCCCCTCTTACACCTTGATCTACAAAATCACCATAATCTTCCATGATAAAATCAATTAAAAAATTAGCATTCTCTTGAGATATTTTAAAATCTAATGATCTGTACAATTCACCAGTTGAATTTTTATTTCCATAAGGGGGTTTACCCTTTGTTAAATTTGTTCTACTTTGTTGAATTACATATTTACCAAATGCATTTAATGCTTTATCTATTTCTTCAAATTTCATCAGCAATTCCAAATATCATTCCAAATAGTTATGTTAAAGGTAGCAGTAACACCTGCTATTTGATTTTCAAATCTATCTTCAAAAAATTCAAAATTTGCATCTCCTGTTACTTGATACATATTCTGAAATAAAGTGCCACCCCTCATCAACTGAATTACCTTATTACTTACACTCATTTGTGTATTTAAAATATCTTGGACATTGTTATTGCCTACAAATAAATCTGTTGTAGGTTCTTTACTTTGGTTGACAATATCCATAGATAAAATAGATACGTTGAATGTGTATGTGCTACTTCCATTGTCATCACTTTGTGTCACACTATTTATCAAGATATGCGACAAGGGGAAAATATCCTGCTTGTTTAAATTTACATTTGATATGTCACCTGTGGTAACTGTCTTACAATTTACATCAGCAAGTAGTTGCGTTTTTAATGTGTCAGTAACTTGATAAAATCCTCTTACCCCTTGATTACTCATTTCCTTTTATTTTTTATTTGTTGTGCCTCTGCTTCGTTTTTTTCTTTCATAAATGATAACATTGTTAAACATTCGTTTAATTCAAGGGAAGTGATATTTTCAAATCGTTCAATATTTCCTTGAGCGAGAGCATAGATGCTTGAATACCATCCCCATTTTTTCCCAAACCCTGCTGAGATACTTGTTGTTTCTTCACTTCGTCTTGTAAATAATTGCTCGTAACGCTCAACAATTCCATCCCTAAATTTTGCAAAAAAAAAGCAGCACTTAACATTACTGATAAAGGCATTTGTTTCATTCTCTCCTTTGCATTTATATCATAATCTTCAATAGAATATTTACCTGCTTTCTTATTTTTAACAGGTCTGTAAAGGACATTCATAGCTAAATGCATTTGATCTTCTTGTGGAAGATATGTATCTATATCTATGTATTCACCAAAAGAAATATCTTGTAAATTTGGAATAAAACCATACTCTACCCCATTCATTTTAAAAGTTCTAATAAGATCAGTTTTCTCTTGAAATGTTTCTGTTAACTTTTCAATGATCCGTTCCACATCTTTAAACTTAATATTCCTTGCATCTTTAAAATCTACGTTGCAGAATATTTCAATCATTTTTAACTGAAGAATATATTCATCTTCTTTGTTAATTTGCTGAACCTTTAAAAATCTTTGATACTGTTCAAGGGTAATTTCTGATAAATTTGGTACAGTTACAGTTGCATTCATAATTATATAACGCAAAAACCAAGTGATTTTTAAACAAAAAAAAAGGGCAGCCATTTCTGACTACCCTCCAACCAAACAAAAGATTTAAATATCTACTAGCTTTTCAGCGTTGCGAACTTTTCGCTCTGCCTCTTGCGCTCTCATGCACCATTTTGTTCTATCATTTCTTAACTGTTTAATAATTTCATTCCTTGCTTGTGCGTCATCTTTTAACCTTGCTACATAGAATGTCATTTCTCTTAAAGCAGTCATTACTTCTTTTATATCTTCGTTTTCGGGTTTTATTTTATGCCATTTCCGCATAAGAGTAGAACAAAGGTGTGCATTGTTCCAGTATTTCGCATCGTGTATATTTTGTATCTTATCCATCTACATCTATTTTATTTTCTAAAATTGGTATTATTACATTTTCTATCTGATGTTTAGATATGCATTCTTCATTATCAAAGTAAGCACATACATCATCAATATCAAAAGTATATCTATATACACCATCCTCTTTGTGGTCGTAACTTTCATAAGGTTCACGAAGTGTTTCCCTCATACATAGTACATTAGCAAATATTTCAAAATCATGGAAATACCAATCTACTTCCTGTCTATGAACTTCACTACCATCCATATCAACATAAGCAATGTCTAAATCACAAAGTATCTTTTTTAGTTCTTCATCTGTAAATAATGTTTTCATTGTTTCCATTTGTTTGTTTGTTTGATTATAATGTAAAGATAATACAATAAAGTTATAAAACAAAAATTTTATAATATTATTTTTATCTTACATGATATGTACCCCTATTTGGATTGTTTAATTGATAGGTAACGGAATATCTGAGAGCGTCTAAAAGGTGATTGTGGGAATCCTGTGGCGTTTTTGACTTTTTTTGTAACCAACAATAGTTATTCAATTCTTTAATTAGATTAACGGAATCTTCAGATACAATTAAATCATAATCTTGAATCAATGAAATGCCGTAGGTAATAGAACCTTGTCCTTTTACACTAGGAACTATATTAGAACCCTTAGATTTAAGTTCATTGATCAATCTAGGTTCTGCACTATCTCCAACTATTAAAGCCTTTCCTGCATGTTTTAAATTAAGTTCTCCAATTTCTGATGTGGTTAAGTGTTTAATATAAAAACATTCTCTTAAATAGATAATTTTATTTGTTGTGTCAATGTTGGTTTCTATAAGAGTAGATTCATCAGATGCAAATCCATAATCTTGACCAAATACTGACACACCTACTTTCTTAAATTCTCCTATCTTCCAGTTGTCGAAAATTACACCTTCGGCTTTATCCAACCATCCTCCAAGTATCTGATGTTTATATTTATTTGGTCTCCTTTTCTTAATGCTCTCAATTTGTGATAAATAGCTTTCTGACAGATTTTTAATATTGTCTTTAAATGTTGTATGAATATAGGTCACATCATCTTTAGTTGCATTTAAACCTTCTTGCATTCCTTTGTCTTGGAAGAACCTTTGATAAAGCCAATGTTCTTTTGTAGTTGGGTTTAGAATTAAGATAATCCTATTGGTTTGCGTTTGGGATCGTACAGATAAATCTATCTTGTCGAATGTATCCTCATTAGTAAGTTCTTCAGCCTCATCTAATACAAATGTAGTGACACCTTGTAGTGATTTAAGATTTGCGGTTTGATCACCCGAAGAAGTTTTTATTCCTTTGAAGATAATCTTTGAACCCGATATTCTGTTTTGTATTTCATCCTTTGTGATTTGGAAATGATCAAAGATATTAAGCAGTTCTAGCTTTTCGATAAATTCGGGAATGATAGACACATAAGCAGATGTTAAGGTATATCTACTAAAAAGTATTACATGACCTTTCTCATAGGTTAAAAGACACAACATTAAATTAATGGAAAAGGATTTACCACTTCCTCTCCCACCTGTTACAATAAAATATCTAGAATCTGATTTTGATATTGGTGAATATTTTGGATTTACCTTAATCACTAAATTGAATCAAATCCTTAAAGTTAACATTTAAACCTTCACTTGATGATATGTCAATCTTTTCTTTTGGCTTTCCATATCTGTAATTAAAATAAAGTGTCAATGCTCTTGAATCCCCATTTAGACACATCTTTCCCAATTGCTTAATAACTTCATTAGAATCAATTAATGCATCTAGTTTTTCAATTAACTTTTCTTCATCAGCTTTCTTTGGTCTACCTGCACCTTCTCTTACCCCTCCATTTTTTTGTCTGCCATCCATTTGATTTATTTTTGTTTATTCAATTACCTACTTCTGTATTCTCTATTATAAAATCCTTTGTTCTTCTGATAAAGAAATTCTGTTCCTTTTTTGTTTTGTAATGTTTAGGAATTGTAATCTGTATTTGTGTTGGATCATCATCTGTAAAATATTCCATTAAATATGTCCATACATTATTAACTAGCTTTTTCATATTTCTCTATTTTCTTTTTTAAGTTTTTAACCTTTCTTTCTAAAAAATCTATTTTATCAATAGTATCAATATCAACTGGTGCAAAGTTAAATTGTTTTTCTAAATCATCAAGTTTAGGATTTTCATCTTTGTAAAACTTATAGTAATGATGAGAATGAATAATAGTTGCATGTGTTATATCCTTATTATTTGCTTTAAAAAATAAAGAAATATTTATCCATCTTAAATTCATTTTTTCTCTAAGCAGGTAGATAAGCAATGATCTGTAATGTATTACTTCTTTTCTCCTACTATCTTCAAAAACATTTACTTTAGTTTTTTTTATTATTTTATCACTTATTTCTTGTGCAGTCATTTTACATGTATGTTTGTGATGTAATTTTTTATTTCAAAAAGTTCTTTAATTTCTATTAATAGTTTGTTAATTTCTATATTAATTACTGCCATTGAATTATCATGAGCCTCTAATATATCGGGGTTTTCCCTATTTAAAAAAGTACTATAAATTTTAAGTGCTTGATCTTTTGTTTCCTTTTTCATTTTAAATATCTTTTTACTTCAGTCCAAAATTCTATCTGATACTTATAAGGCAATCCCCATTTAAATAGTTCATCTATAAGAATCAATGATGCCTTCTTTGCAGAATCTTCATCAACATTACATTCACTAATAAATCTACTAATTAATTTCTGTGCTTGGTCACTTGCATTTTTTTCTCTATCTGTCATTTGGATGTGTTTTATGTAAGTTTATAAAGTTTCCAATAATTAATATTAAAGCACTTGCCATAAGTATTGTTATAGTTCCTATTATCCTTTTAATTTTCTTCATTTTCTATTTCTTTAATTAATTTACTTATTTCTCTATCTATTATTCTTAATCCTTTGCTTATTCCTACTATTGTTAATTGATCAATGTTTGGATCAAGGATTAATTTTCTTCTCTCATCTCTTGTTTTTATCTTTTCTTTTAATTGTTCTTTTAAATTCATTTCATGTAGTTTAAAATATGTGATATTACATCTACTGTCCAACCATTGCCTAGCATCTTGTGTCTTTGTGTGTCAGAAACGCAATTAGTGTAGTTTTCTTTTACCGTTTGTAATCGTTCGCATTCTACTGGGGTTAATCTTCTAATTTTTGAGTTATTAATTAAATCATTACATCCACTACCCCCAATTGTTAAACAATTAGATTTTTCATTTACTTTTGGTATTCTTGGAGTAAATGGATGATCATTTTTTATCCTATCAAAAACAAATGAATCATCTTTTAAGTAATACTTATCATCAACATCTTCTTCAATAACATCTTTAAGTAAAATACCTTTATCTTTAGGTTGTTGTATTATGCTTTGTAAATCACCAAACAATCCTCCGGTAATCATTCCAATATTTGTCCAATACAATCTTCTTCTGTTTTGTGCTGATACTAATGATGAATTTATTTCTATTGGATTTACTCCTATTGCTTTAGATAAAATCTTTTCCCATTTATTTCCCATCATTACATTCTCAAGTAGAAAATACTTTGGCTTTAACTCTTTAAGTAATCTCATGTATTCCCAAAACAAATAAGATTCTCCTTCAAATTCAAAGCCTTCTAATTTTAATTCTAAGTAATACTCTAGTGTTAAAATCTCTTGTTCATCTTTGGTTGACATTCCTTTGCGTTTACCTGCAAAAGAAAACGATTGGCAAGGTGAACCACCTAAAAGTAAATCTATATTAGGCAATAAATATCCATCTACATCAATAACGCTACCCAGTTGTTTTGTCTTTGGGTAGTTGGCTTGTGTTACTTTTATAGCATACTTGTCTATTTCAGATGCAAAGTAATTATTTACCCGGACACCGTTTCTTTCTAGTGCTTGTTGTCCACAACTCATTCCATCAAACAGGCTTAATACATTCATTGTGTTCTTAGTTTTAATAGGTTGTAGCACTCTATGTACTTTTCCCTTGCTTTACTCTTATAACGATCCTTAAATAAAAGGTATAACTGTTTAGTGAACTGATATGGTGTGTCACAGTCCTTGTAATATTTCTGTGCAAACTTTATTCCTTTTCCTTTAAAGTAGTTAACATTATCTGCTGAATCACCAATTATCATTTGTGTGTAGAAATTAAGTAAAGAATCATATTTAGACACATCTAAAATTTCTTTTCGGTTATACTTATAAATTAATGCAGGGAATTGAAGATAATCTTTGTCAATGCTTACAATCATCACATGATCCCTACCAAATTTATCTGATAGAGTATGCCAATAAGCAGCAACCATATCATCAGTTTCTACACCATAGCCACAAATACCATTATAAGTTTCAGTAACATAATCATGTATCTCAGATAGTAGTGGAGGCTTTACTTGGTCTATTCTATTTGCTTTGTATTTGGGAGTAATCATCTTTCTGAAGTTACCTTTAGAATTATTAAATACAAATAATTCATTCACATTATACAAGTCAGTAAGATCATTTACTATTTTTTGAAATGATTCATCAAACTTATAAATAATATCATCTAGGTTGTCATAGAATGTGTCAACATCCTCTTTTGGTCTGTAACAACTAGCAAAAACTAAACTATCAGCATCAACTAATAAAATCATTCCTCATCAATTACTACACAATTCTCTTTACAAGCATCGCATCTTTGCGAATGTTCAATAACTTTTGCTCCGCAACAATTACTTACTCCTTGCTCATATTCTATTAATTGATCTTTCATTATGCTTATGTTTTTTTTGTAAATAATCTAACCAGTATTCAAACCAATTTTTTCGCTCTAAACTATCTGTGGATTTTCTTGCTTTTAAATATTTGTTATAGGCTTGATTTACTTCCCATTTTGCAAAATCTCTTTCTATAATCCATTCGTATAACATCGTTTAGCAATTTAGTTGGATAACATTCCTTACATACCACCCAATCGGGTAAATGTCTAGGTTCATCAGCAGATGCTGCATAATTACCACATGTCGGACATTCGATAACATAAGAAAAACTATCTAATCTTGTTACCTTGTTTATTAGTTTTGAATTTTTTGGTCTTATCATTTTCTATTATTTTATCTGATAATTTTTTAAGATCATCTAAATCATCCATAAGGTTTCCAAATAGGTGATCTAAGTTGTAATTTTGCATATCTGTTCTATTTAAGTAAAAAAGGGGAAGTTATCCCCTTATTCTATTTTGTTTTATTTTGAAATATTTTTGCGACAGAATATAAATCGTGTTGAATATTAATAAGTTTTGTAGATACTTTTATTTTCTCTGGTATTTCTAAATCTAATTCATTATCAGTTGTTTTGTCGGGTCTCCCAAACAACCTTGTCTGCAACAATATAACAAGTGTTTCTAATGCTAAAACTTCACTAGCTAATTCTAAATTATTATGTTTCATATCTGTTTTGTTTGATTATAATACGAATATAAACAAAAAATTTAATAAATCAAATATTACGAATAAAATATTTATTCTTTTTTCTTTCTAGGTTTCCTTTTGGAATGTTCCAAAATAACATCTAAATCATCTATCATTTGATTTATTCTTTTAGGATTACATTTACAAGGTTCTTCTAAGCGATGATTAAAATACTCTGCATGAAATTTACATATCATCACATACTCTTGATGCTCTATAACCGATTTAGGAATTTTTCTAAATTCTGACCATTTTTTAAAATCATCTTTTTTGAATTTTATCATCTTAATACAATTTAATTTTATTCCAATCTTCTCTACGTTCATCACACTTACAATCCTTTCCAGTTTTTTTACTAAAAAAATCTACAACTGCCTTAATTCCTGTGTACTTAGTAATGTAATAAACAAAATTTCCTAGTTTCATTTCTTTAAGTTTTTAGGTTGTATTCCAAATGCATTAGTGTATTTAAAATTTTTGCATTCCCATTTACTTACATCATCATAATCAACAAAATAAAATTCACAAGTTTCATCATCTAAGATGTATATGAACCAATACATATCAATTATGTTTAAATTTTTATGATGTTGTCTTTCATTAACAAGCAAATGTGCAGTAGGAAAATGTTTTGTTGATTTAACATCAAATCTTTTATTGTTTACCACAAAATCAGCACTTTTTATAGGATATAAATCTAACAAATTAACCATCTCAAAATCCTTGTCATTTTTAATTAAATAATCCAATGCAATTAATTCCCCTAAAACACCTACAGTTTCAATGTGTTCTCTTTTATCCCCTCTTTCATAATATGGATCGTTTTCCCTTATGTGCGTATCTATAACATGCCTAGCATTTCCTATTTCTTCTGCTATCCTCCAAAAAGATTTTGGGAATTTAATCATATTAAATCTTTTAATTTTGTTTTGACTCTTTTATAAGTATTATAAAGCGAATAATAACTAATTTTTGTTTGCCTACTCAATTCAGAAATTGACAAACCACCATCTATTATTTCATATACCTTTTTATCGTACCAAAATAAATCATTCATTTCATCTACTACTAATGCATAAGCGTTGTCATAATTAATATCTTCATCAGAATTTTCTACAACATCCAGTTCTACAATTTTTACCTTTGATTCTTTTCTTTTTAAGTCTAAAAAAAGCGTTCTAAGGACTTTAAATATGTAGTAATAGTTTATGTCATCATCACCATAATTAATGTCTGTACCCTTTTCTAAACGCATCTGAACCTTTATATACATTTCTTGAACAATGTCTTGTGATGTGTCACGATTACAACCAAAACTTTTTACAATTTCTATCCATTGCTTATTTTTTTCAAATATTTTTTCAAGTGTCTTTGAGTGGATCATAAATAGTATCAACTAATTGAGGATACCCAAAGTTATTAATTTTAAATGAAAATGTATTAAAAGGGAAACCCCTTGATCTTTTGCAAGTAACTATAACTTCATCTTCATGTACTGTATTTTTTTCAAGTGAAATTTGCGTTTCAGCTTTCTTTTCTAAAAATGATCCCAAATGACCAGTAGGTTTTTCTGTTCCAAAGTTGGAATGAATAACGGTTATAATGTGACAATTAAAATCACTACTCCATTTCATTAGTTTCTGAACACAATTATTACTTTGTTCTATATCGTTTACATCAGCTACTAAATCAGCTAATCCATCTATTACAACTAAACCTGTTTTCTTGTGATTTTTTAATGAATGCTCTATAAATTCTATTCTTTGATCATACTTCAAAGTTCTAAGGAAATAAGGATGGTATCCAAAAGTACCACCACACATTTCTGTGATTCTTTGAAAACATAAAGATGCATGATATTTTCCTTGCTCTGTATCAAAATGTAAAACCTGTTCACCATTTCTATGTGATTTTATTTTACCTACATATTCATTACTTTTTAAATATGCTGAAACTAGCAATGAAACAAAAAAAGTTTTTTTGCTTTTGGGGGGTGCTTGAATAAAAGAAAAATTACCTAAACTTCCGATCGGAATATCAACAACATTATTTCCTTTTTTACTTTTAATATTCTTGCTACCAAAAGACAATGCTAATGGAGGATAAGTAACTTTTTCTGCCGTATCTATTTTACACAACTTTTCAATAAGTTGTAATTGTTCTTCTGTCATCTGTGGTAATAAAAAAGGGGAAATTAATCCCCTATAAATTAAAATGGTAACCCTTCATCTTTAATTAAACTATCTTGGGGTTTTTCTTCTTTCTCAGCAACAGTAATAGTTCCTGTTGTCCAAAAAACCCTTCCATTTCCAATATATTCCTTTTTCTTTTTTACTGCTACTTCTTCTTTAGTTTGAGGAATGTATAAACCAATGTTATTATTATATCTTGTTTCATCTGAAATAGATATAGTTATGTCACAATATACTTCTCCAGTTTTATCAAAGTTTTTACCCTTTTTAAAATTTTCCTTTGGTAGCTTGTCTACTCTAATACTTAAATTTCCTAATGATCCCATATTTATAATTGTTTTAGTTCTAATTCTAATCCTTCAGATATTATAAAACTTTCTTTTATTTTATCTAAAGTTCTTTTGCCATCTTTTAAAGCCTTTACTACTTCATTATGCATAGGTGTATTTTTAATCAATGGTTTTTTTTGTGCATCTGCATCTTGTGTGTCATCAATTAAAAAAAGATTACCAAGAGCATATTTTTTACCATAAGAACTAGCTGCTCCAAATCTTTGTGGCATTGACATTCCTTTTTGTTCTGTGTCAACACCTACAATGGCAGTTGCTTTTATTCTTTGCACTCCATCTGAAATAATAGCAGTAGATTTTATTATGTAATTCCCTAGATACTTTTCCTTGATTCGAATAGTAACATCATGCTCTAAAAGATAAGGTTTTAAAGCCTCTAAAATATCTTCTGCACTTCTAAAATAGTATTTTCCAAAGGCATTAAATCTACTCTTCTTCGATTTAAATAACGCTTGAATTTTTGATAACTTGTGGTTTAATGATATATCCATTTTTCTGTTTTAAAATTTAACCTGTTCGGGATTTTCCCTAGTTGATATTAATGCTTGTAGCATTTCAACTTTTTGTTCCAATTTATAAATAATCAATTGAAATTCTTGTACCTGCACCTTGTGCTGATATTTTAATTCTTCTATGTTTACGATTTGTTCCATCGTTTTTTTAACAAATATAAACATTTTATTTTATTTTTTTTTATTAATCCTTATGCTATAACCTTTTTTGTCATATTTTCTTTGCCTTGAATAAATCCAGTCATTTATATCTGAAGAAAAAACAAATGAATAAGAACATCTGTCAACATGAACTTTATCATAAAATACTTGTAAAGGTTTTGGATTTTTTTCTTGCATAAAAAAAGGGGTTTTACCCCCCTGTAAATTTATTGTATTATTATTGAGTTAATCATTTTATCATAACTAGCGTCTGATAACCTACTAATTTCAGTCTTAGATTTTTTTACTGTTTCTTCATGATGGCTATACCCAACCCTAATAACTTCTGATGCTCGTTTATATCTACATACATTTTCCCATAAATTTGAAAGTTGTTTTTCTGTATCAGCATCTGTTCCTCCTTTTTTAATTTCAGAAATACTAACTGCTATTTTTTGAATAAAATTTTCCATTTTGTTTTTGTTTGTTTGATTAATAATAATGTAAAAATATAAAACTTTTATTTAATAAAAAACTATTTAAACAAAAAAAGAGGAAAAAATTAATTTTCCCCTTTGAACAGATACGAGTAATAAAATACTCTTAAAATATACCACCACAGTTTATTTACAATTCAAATATAATTTAACCTAACTGATCTAGCAAATTTTTATATTTTTTTATCAGTTCTTCAATTTCATTTGTGGTAAATTTTGCTAATTCTTGAGATTTTAAAAATAATTCATTTGATGTGCCTTCACCATAGGTTTTATCTAAGTATCTGCTAAAAAGGTATTGTTGACCATTCTTAAATATATTACAGGAAATACATTGTACACCTACATTCAATTCATTCCATCTTGTGGAGTAATGTGTTCTGCTTTGAAAATGCCCACATTGAAGTTCTTTCCAATCCCTTTCCACACCACAAGTAACACATTTTGCTATATCATTTATTGAATCTTTTTTTCTGATATATTTACTAAATATGCTATCTAGTTTTTTAATTAATCTACCCCTACTTAATTTTTTCATATTATACGCACCCCTTTTAAGGGGGTGCTTATCTAGTTATTACCCCCCCTTACCCCCCCATTAGGGGAATTGTTTTGCCTGTTCCAAACACTTTCCGACTTTTTTAGGTAGTGCAAGTTTAGCCTTTATGGCAAATGCAATAATAATAAAAAAAATTTACTTTACAACTTCTTGAACTTCTTCAATAGATATTTTGCCAGTAATAAATGCATAAACTGCACCTGCTGCCACTAATAATCTTACCATCTGCTTAATAAATCTTGGAGCAAAAAATCTTCCTACTCCACCTTCTTTGGCTTTGATGTTTTCAACTAATTCTCCACCTATGGGAACTACTGTTTCTACTAAATTTAAAAATATCTTTAACATAATTTCTATTTTTTATATACTCTTTTTTCTAAATCTTTAATTCGATCTTCGTTTTTTTCCATCTCCTTAATAAGATACTCTAATTTTTGGTTAACTACTCTTGTATCATCTTGTTGAATTATAGGTTTTGGTAGCGTTTTTGCTATTTCAATTTCACTTTGTAGCATAAAATAAGATGATGCAACAGAAAAAATCATTCCACCTACTAATATTAGCGTTTTAAAATCTAAATGAAAATCGGGTTTTTTGTCTCCATCAATGTCTATTCCTACGTTACTCATTTTTTATCTTTATATTTTTTATAACAAATTGCAATTGCTTGATCTTTTTTGTATTCCTTCATTAATTGAGGAACACATCGAATCATAAAATCCTTTTGATTTTCTTTTGGTTTTGGGTTTGGGATCGGCATTATATTATTGAATATCTTGTTTTGCCTCTATGATTAGTTGCTTTTAATTTCTGGTTTCTATTTTTCTTTTCACTTAAATAAGAAATATGAATCCAATCGGGTTCTTTGTCTGTTCCAAATTCCCATATCAACTGGTCAAAATCTAAATTTTCAGATGCCCAATGAAATAAATCTGCATTTGATTTTTTCCCTAATGTGTCTAAATCTAATGCTTGTCCAAACCTGTGTTGGCTTGTTTGAGAGCCTCCTATGGCTTTATTTAATTCGGATGATCTATACATACTATTTACTCTAATTGGATGCCCACACCAATCCCTAAGTGGCTGAAATAGCTTCTCAGCAGTAACCAACATATTCTCATAATGTTCATCGGTTGGTTCATTGCTAATTCTTAATTTTTCAGCAGTTTCAGAATGTATTCCTTCAGAGTAACTTATATTTTTACTTAGTTTGCTCTTCCTCGATTTTTTCGTACTCTCCATTTTCTAAATTTATGTTAATTTTACCGTAATTTTCTTCTATTTCTTCAAACGTCATTTCTTGATGCTCTAACACATCATCTAATAAATGTAGCAATTTATGCTTCCTTGATTCTAACACCCCTAAATCGTGAGCAATAGAATTTTTATCTGCTTCTTGTTTTTTTAGTGTTTCTAATTCTTCCTCTGTAATTTTCATAGTTTTTTTCTTCAAAGATAACTATTCAGAAACTAAAGTCAAATTTAAGTCACTAGCTACAAGTTCGTAAATGTAATTATCATCAGCACCCCACGCAGTATATTCTTCACCGCTAATTCCAAGATTACCTTGTGATACTTGATGCCCTTCTTCGGTTAGCAATTGCCAATAAAAAGATGCACTTTGTCCTAAAGTTACACTTGTACCTTGTACTTGTAACTGATTAGCAATTTTGGTTGTACCATTCTGCCAAATTTGTATTGGTTCTATTTGTTTCATTTTTCTAATTTTTCAATTCTTAATTTTAAATCTTCTATTATAGTTTGTTGTTCTTGGATGGCTTTTGTTAAAACCGCAGTTAATTGCGAATAGTTTACTGCTTCTTTTTGGATTCCTTTTGATTCATCTTTAGTATCAACTTGGGAATAACTTACAAATCTTTCATCGGGAAAATCTTCTGCAATAAAACCAACTTGTTTTTGATCATTAGATTTTAAATTATATTTTACGGGATTTAAAGAAAGAATAAAATCTAACCCAATATCAATCTTTTCTACATCTTTTTTATATCTTATAGAACTGCTTTTTTTACAAATAAAACCCGAAGAATTTAACACTAAATCTGTTCCGCTATCTGTTGCGATTAATCCCGCATATACCGCACCATCGTTACGAGCGTGAAGAACACCATAGCCATCGCTATTAAGAGTTACAAAAATATATTTTGCACTTGTTGTGGAATCCCCCATCATATATACCTTATAATCTGAGTGTGGGTCACGATTAATGCCGATATTTCCTGTTGTATAGCCTATTTTAAAAACATCTCCTTTATTTCTGCTATTAATTACATAAGCATCATCACTAGCATTATTATAAGTTTGCCATCTGTAATTTGTGCTAACTCCATCAGTTGTAAGTAATGTAGATTGTGAATATATATGATTGCTAAAATTAGCATCACCCCCCGATGAGATGGTGAGTTTTGTTGAAGGAGCAGCATTGTTAGATGTTTGAAATTGTAAATCTGCATAATTTCCCGCAGTTGATTGAGTAGATATAATTCTTGCACATCTATCATTATCTCCTGCGTTTACATAAAAATCAAGTGATATTCCTGTTCCTGATGCAGTGTGTGCGTTATTATATAATCCTAATCCTCTAGTTATGCTTCCACTACTATCATTTTTTACATTTAATTTAGATAAAACTTGAGTAGTTCCAATACCTACACTACCATCCGATGATTTAATAGTCATCCTCCTAATATTTGCCGTTGAAAAAACTAAATTTGATACTTCGGCTCTGATTACTAATTCTCCTAAACTTGCATCACTTAATATACTACTTCCTGTTCCGCCCATTCTTCCGTAAAGCGTACTATCTGAATGGTATAGCATAATACCATAATTAGCATCTGTTCGGCTAGTTTTTAATTCTAAAAGTTCAGAAGATGTGCCATTTGTGAAAGTAGAAACACCCACTGAGGAGATGTTAAGTCTAGATGTACCAACAGTAGTTAAGTGTAATTTATCATTAGCGTGATCATAATAAATTCCTCCTCTATAAGGTTCATTGCCTGTTGTCCCTTGAGCAAAATACAATGCACCATTAGTATTATCTGCAGTTACTATTGTTATTCCTCCTTCACCACTTGCTTGTTTTACAACAAGATTATCTGCTCCACTGTAATAATCTGTTGGAGTTGCTCCAATACCCACATTACCACTACTATCAACTTGTAATCTAACATTCCCATCACCATCCGAAATGATAATGTTGTTAGATGATCCGCTTATATCTATTCCTCCAAAATTTCCTGTAAATGATCCAATTATTACATTTTTTGATCCTGTTGAAATTGCAGAACCCGAACTATTACCCAAAAAAGTGTTATTGCTTCCTGTAGTTATCCTTCCCGAATCTGTTCCTATAAAAGTATTTGACGAACCGCTTGATAAAGTAATTCCCGATTCCTGACCAATAGCAGTATTCTTATCTCCTGTTGTAACATTTTTTAAACTATCAAAACCAATAGCAGTATTATCCTCTCCTTCAGTTAATTCAAATAAAGCACTTTGACCTACACCCACATTACTTTGTCCAATAGTTAATTTGTCAAGAACATTATTTCCAAAAGCAACATTATTTGCGCCTGTAGTAACTCTTTGCATATTGCCGAATCCAAAACCGCAATTACTTGATCCTGTTACATTAACAATATTTCCTCCACCTATATTATAAGAAGTTGTGTCAGTACCTGCATTATTTTTTTGTAATAATGATATAGCATTACTGACTATTGACATTGCGGGATCACTCCTTAATTGATCAGATGTATTATTCCATACTGCAATAGTATTTAAAGTAATCGTTCCTGTTTTTATAACATCTCCACTTGCATCAGCTACCCAAGATAATGTACCACTCCCATCAGTTTTTAAAATTTGGTTTGCAGAACCATCAGTTGTTGGAAATTCGTATTCATTATAAAAGTTTATTTTGCTAGTGCTTAAATATAACTTAGACCCATTTCCACTCCCATCTGTTATTTGAGCAAGTGATGATGTTAATACACCATTGCCTGTTGTTTTTAACAAGCCTTGATAAGTTTGTGAAATTTGTTGATTAAATAAACTAGCCATTCTTTTTTAGTTTTAATAAAAACTTTTTTAATTTCTTAATATTCTCTGCTTTTGGTTTATAGCTTATAGTACCCATCCGTTGAAAGTTGCGTCATAACTTGGATAAATATCATCATTTGTATTTGTGGTGTATTCTGGAAATTTAGACTGATTAAAACACATATAATCTATGAATCTTCTTGTGTACCATTCAGCATGTGTTCTTTCTTTTTCTACTAAAAAATCAATTTCATTTTTACTAACTGATTCTGAATTTTCAGCAGTATGTTTATACACCCCTCCGTTACGCAATTGATAGGCAGCATAGGGATAATAATCAACCTGTGCCCAATGTATTAACATAGGTTGTATATACTCGTTTAAAAGTGTCTTATAATCAGCATTAGCAGGTAAATCAATATCTGTTGGAATAAGAGCAGTAATTTTATCGTACAACTTAGTTCCTAGATAATTTTGAATAGTTATCTCTTGAGCAATCTTAATAAATTGTATGAATTTATCTGTGTCAACATTTCCATCCATTATTGAATTTCTGACTAAATCTGTACGATTAATAAATAGTTTTGTAGCCATTAGTATTTATATTTTAGTGATCCATGATTAGGTAAATCAAATGTTGCTCTTTTTGCATCTTTACTTCCAAAAGGATTCCTTATGTAACTTTTAGGAATTGTTCCTGTTTTCCTGTAATTTTTTAAGTTTTCACTTACATCAGCACCTTTTTTTCTTCTATACAATACTTGTTTCCAAGCGTGACGACAATAACAACCACCCTTGTATTTAAATAAATCATAAGAATCTTTTCCTTTAGGGCTAAATTGACCATTTACTTCATCTCTACTTGCTCTATCAATATCTTCAATAGTATAAACAATTCCTTTTTTAGACAAATCCATCATTTTTTTACAAAAATCTCTTGTTTTGTAACTGCTTTTACGTTTCATTTTACCTGTGGCTTTGTCATACACTTTTTGAATAGACTTTGCTTTAGATTTTTTATAATATTGATAGCGTATTTTATAATTATTACTATCTATATAACTATAAGAACTTCCATCATTTTTGGATTTTATAGGTTCAGATAATCCTACTATTTTTCTTATTTTATTTAAAGTTGTTTCCTTATTTACAAGACAAGCATTTACCCATTCTTCATTAGACAAATTCTCATCTGAAACATCTCTAACATCTGTAATAATCCACTCATCATTTACAACTTCACCTTTTAAGTTTTCTAAAATTAAATGTCCTTGCTCATCACTTAATTCGGGTGCTTCTTCTTTTGCTTTTATAGGTACACAATTAGGAACTTTCTTTCCGTTCTTAGTTTTCATACCAATCATTTCATACCCATCATAACAAGGTGCTTTTAAGTTTATAGCTTCATTATGATCTTTACATGGCATGTGCCAAATCTTTCCATCTTCTTCGTGTTCGTGCGAACCCTTGCATCCTAATACTTCAGATACTTCTTCAGCCTCTTCTTTAGTTTCATATACAGTTTGACCATCAATTTGTTTTAAACTAATCTTGGACATTTGTATTCCAGTCTCTTCTTCTATTTCTAATGGAAAAGCCGGTGCTATTTTGTTAACAGGCATTTTAAGTCCCCCCTACCTTAAATAACTTACCAAAATTATTTTGACACTCATTTCCATCTTTATCATGTGGTGAATCTGTTCTCAATCTTCTTCTTATATCATATGAGTATTCGCCAAGATTTGAAAACTTCAGCCCATCAAGGATTTTTCTTTGCGCATGCTTTACAATATCTTCGTTGTTTTCTTCCTCATTGGGGGGATCTCGATCATTATTCTTGTAAAATGAAACAAATAGTTTTCTTGCTTCACTCTTTGAGTCATTAAACACCTTATCAAGTTGATTTGGAGACAATGGATTCTCATCATCTCCGGAATCTCTTTCGGCATCTGAGCCTAAAGCGAACAAAAAATTGTTGTATGAGTAGATCATAATGATAGAAGGTAGTTTTTTAATCTGCAATACATTGTCTACAAGGTGTTTAAAGTTTTTAGTCTCAACCAATTTATCTATATAGCACTTCAAGTCTTGATTCAAGTTATTATCAGAATTCAGTAATTCTTCCATTTTTACGTCTAAAATATCTTGTTCATAAGAGCATATAGGGAAAGAGTATTTGGTTGCTTGAAGCGTTCTCTGACGTGAATCTGTTTGGAATGTTGCGGGGCTTTGCACAAAGCTGCGTTGTCTCCGAGAAGACTGGTTTATGGATAGGTTTAATTCTGTTCCTTCTGGTGGTATGTAACACAGACGAACACCATAT